GATGTACTGTAAATTATCCATTTTATAATTGTTTAAAAGATTACCCTGTGTGATGAATAGTGGATTTCATTTTCCCTATTACTGTCTCTTGGCTTGCAATTGAAGGCTTAAAGCCATAAGCAAGCATATCCGATTGGATGACTGAAGTCATGCCATCAAGCCCATTATTTTGAACCCTTGTTCTTTCCTCATAAATCTTTGCACCTGATAGGCTCAGGATGTAGGCATGAGTCAGCCACATGCCATCTCCTTTCCATAAGTTAGGCAAGCCTTCAATCTCTACCTTTTCAATTGTCTGCACTCCATAGCCTGCATAATACTCCCAACCTAAATGCAACAATTCAAACTCAGGCAGATGACTCCAATTTGTAGCCAACTCAATAAGCTTATCAACATCAAACCTTGCATCATCTTCTAAGACCAATACATATTCAAGCCCTTGGTCAATTTGCTTCTGCCAGACTTCCCGATGGCTTGCACAGCATCCAATTTCTGAAATGCTCATCTTAGACCTCTTATGCTTTATCTTAAGGCTATTGTCAATCCGATGCTTGATAAAGTTTCCATCATTAGCAACATGCAACTCAGCCTGATTGCCATTTTTATCAGTCAAACCAATAGCATTGAGATGCTCAATCATCTTGACCTTCCTAACAGGAGTCTTTTTAAGGCTTATGAAATAGATTGCATCAACAGGCAACTTCACAGTTAATCCTTTCGGTAATCGATAGGTCGATTGTGAAGAATGCTGTTTCAAAGTTCCTCTCCTCAAGTCCGAAGTACTGCCTTGCGATTGCTTTTGAATCATAATCTGTGGCCTCATAAGTGATGCCTTTAGTCCGGTTGATTATTGAAGTTAGTGCAAATTCTGCACTTTCTAATGTTGTGTTTGCAACAAGCTTAATTCTGACAGTCCTCAGCAGGCTATTGGCTCTGCCTCCTGCTGGCTGTTGTTCTACTGATGCCGATTCCCTTACTAAGAATAAAACAAGCTTATAGGTATCATTCACAGCGCAATAAGTTGCACCATCCTTGGTCACATAATTACCTGCCTGATTCTCAATAATACTCTCAACAGCCTCACCATAGTTGAGCATCTCATAAGGATAACTCCCTGCGAAGTTACTGCATAGTTCAGCAAGTGCGCTTTGTACTGTTACCTTAGTTAATGTCATCTTTTGAGATATTCGATTGCCAGTCTGTTGATGGTTTGCAGGCTTTGATCTAACTCCTTGTCAGAAAGCTCAAAGGTAATACCAAATCTGCTTTCAAGGCTATTGGCAATAGCTAATTGTTCTGCTGAAACAAATGTAACACCATAAGCAGTGTCAGAGATAGGCACAGGCCTCCAAGACTTCCACATATCACCTGAGAAAGTAAAGTCAATGTAAGCAGTCTGTAAGCCTAACTTCTGTCTAAGTTGCTTGTAGCTATCTGTACTGGCAAGAGTTTTTAGCCTCTTCTTATTTCCAAACGATTGAGCCTTTCCAAATGCCGATGGAATCACCCTTTGACCATACTGCCCTATCTGTCCACCATCTGACTTTTGCCCATCCTGTTGAACCCTTGACTGCACTGCCGGAGCAGCATAAACAGCAGCTGCCCTTAAGACCTTATTAGCCTTAGAAGCATCACTGAAGTTCTTAAGCTGTTGCTTTAGGAAGGCAGATGTAGAATCATAGACAGGCATAAATATTTTACAAATAATTTTGCAGATAAAAAACCATTATTTACTATTGCATTCAAATCTAACCAAAAAAAAATGAATACAGAAAACGCAAGAGTAATGGATGTCATGGATGCAATATTCATAGACATCTTCTCAGATGACCTCAAAGATATTCAGGAATCAGTTTTCCGCTATGGTGGAACAATTATGATGTATGAGTTACATGATAGTTATCGCATGTCTTACACCTTACACGGCACTCCATTTCACTTGATGATTTATGGAATTCACATAAGTAAAGAGCAATATGATGCTCAGGTAAAAGTCTTTAATGCTCAGTTTAAGGATTTCAAGAAAGGTGATAAATTGACTCTGATTGATAACCTCTATTTTGTATGAACAGAGAAATTAAAGAAGGTCTTAAGCAGGCTTTAGTCATAGCCCTGACCTATTCAGTCTATCTTATTCTTGCAGGCTTGCTAATCATTAAGTTCATAGCTTATGTCTACCAGTAATGTAACAATATGCTTGACCTCATACAAGAGGTTTGACCTACTTGAAAGGACAGTCACAAGCCTTTTGCAGTTTTGGGATGATGTGCCTCCTTATGAGTTTATAATTCATGAGGACTCAGGATCTGTGCCTTCTGAGTTCAGGAGGCTTCTTGATCAATGTGTTTATGAGGAATGGAAACTAATGCCTATTTGGTTATTCTCTGAGAATGTAGGCCAAGTGAATGCCATTGATAAGATGTATAAGCTTGTTGAGACTGATTATATCTTCCATTGTGAGGATGATTGGGAGTTTGATTGCTATGGATTTATACAGGCTTCTAAAGATGTCCTGAAGGCTAATGCTTCTATTGCTTGTGTTTGGCTTAGATATCCTGCTGACAGAAATGGTCATCCGGTAATTGGACATCCTTTGTCCACAAACAAAGGCACTAAATACATTCTGCTTAAAGTAAACCATAGAGCCACATGGCATGGATTCACTTGGAATCCTGGTCTTAGAAGGCTGAAGGATTACAAAGAGATAGGAGCATTCAGCAGCTTTACTTATTTTCTGCCATATAACCCATGTAAGTCTGAGATTGATGCCAATGCTAAGTATTTAGAGCATGGCTTTAGAGCAGCTTCATTACTCAGAGGCTATGTCAGACATATTGGAGGTCGAAATTCAACATCTAAATTCAAATAATAATATGGGAGAGAGAAATCCACTTTATGTAAAAATCACAGCAAGCTGCACCGAGGAAGAGAAAGATAGGTGGCTTGTTGCAGTAGGTCAGCAATCGGCATCAATGGTCTTAAGGAGATTGGTGCGAGAGTACTGCATTGAGCAAGAGACAATGAAAGAGGAATTAAAAAACCTTAAACTTAATGGATCAACTGAAGCAACTGGTCATAATAATTGACAAGGAGATTAAGCAGAAAGGCTGGATGCAGGCCAATGATAAACTTAACCAGGAATATTATAAAGGTGCAATGGCTATGCTGAAGTATCTTAGGCACATAATCCTTTCGATGATTAACGATAAATAAACCTTTGCTGGTTGGTGTAAGTGCGAATAAATAGCACCTTGGGTAACAGGCTGACTCATAATCGGCAGATGGAGGTTCGAGTCCTCCACCAGCAACTAAGTCAAGTAATGCGTAATGTGGAAGAGGCCTATCACATCCTTAATGGTTGCATTGTCATAAGTTCGAATCTTATCTTGACTACTAAACAATAAAACAATGGCAGACATAGCAATGTGCGAAGGCACTGATTGTCCAATCAAAGAGCAGTGTGAGAGGTTCACAGCCAAGCCTAATGAGTACAGGCAGTCATACTTTGTGACTGTCCCAGGCAAGACTAAGGATGGATGGTTCTCTTGTGAAATGTTTTGGGGAGAGTCTCAAGATGCAATTTTCAAACAACTGAATGACATAATGAATGGCAAAGGCAATCTTTAAGTTTAGTAATGCCCTTACTCTATGCTTAATGCTTGCTTTAATTGCCCCTATTCTTTACAGCTGCAAAAAAGATGATTGCCAAACCTGCACACAAATGCTCTCTGAGGATTACTATCCTGAAAGGGATGGATTTCCTAAAACTACTTCTTCAAGTTACTATTCTTGTGGTGGTAATAACTCTTGGATTGGCAATCAAGTCAATGTTCAGAGGTTTATCCTCAATGATACACTGGTTACAAAGGTGCTTTCAGTAGATTGTAAATAATTTTACATTTGCCTTATGCAAAGGACTCAGATTCAGGAACTAATTGACTGGATAATTGAACATGAAGGTCACATTGATTGCAATGATGTATTGATCAAGGCTGAACTGATAAACATGAGGACAAGGCCAAGAGTTGCTGGCTATCTCTACAAGGACAAACTTTACAAATCAATTGATGACTTCAGGCTTACCACCATGAATGAAGTGGATGATCCTAAGCCTTTATATTATTCTTGGTAAATTGCATCATGGAAAATCTACAATTGAAAAACAAACTGCTCTTCTTGAGCCTTGGAATTATGGCAGGAGTCTTTATGACTCTTGTGGCTCAATCAATCATACCGGAAGAAGGTGAGCAAGTTAATTGGGTAAATATGAGCCTTAATGCTGTGGCTGTCTTATTTCTTACTTACAGAGTCTATTATCACTTAATAGCCAAGGATAAGTAATGGGTGCAATCACAGACTACTTTGGAGAGTTAGATAAGAAACAAGCAAACATCTTAATTGACCATCCTCAGCATTATGGAGGAGAGGAAAACCCTTATGAGGCAATCAAAGTAATTGAAGCTTGGAATCTTGACTTTGCCCTTGGCAATGTAATCAAGTACATCAGCAGAGCAGGCAAGAAGGGAAGCAAGCTTGAGGATTTAAAAAAGGCTCAGTGGTATTTGAACCGAGCAATTGAACAAGCAGAGAAGTTTTAACTGTACTAAATCCATCTAATTCGATGGAATTACCTTTTTATACCCTTTAGGATATAGTTTGAGGATAATTGCACAAATTATACCTTTTCGCATATAATTGCCGTAGTTCTCTGCATTATGGCCTGACAAATCCCTGCTGAATAAGTCCAGCATTGTCACAATTAAAGCAAAGACCTTCACCTCTAAGGTTTAATTGTCTTGCCCAAATAGCAAGCGACTGATTGTAACCATCAAGGAAGGTAGCCATAGCCCTCTCTGTAAACTCTCTGTTGCCTTGGCTAAAATAGTTAGCCCTTGGTGAGGCAACCTTAGCCCAAAGGATTTGATAGCATAGCAGATTTGCCCAAGCATCAACAAGAAACTCTTTCTGCTGGCAGATGAAGCTATCAAGTGAGCAGAGCAATTGAGCATCCATGTAGACACCTGATTGGCTATTGTCCTGACTCCAACTGTCTCCAAAGCCATAGCCTAAAGGAGCAGTCACAGGGAAGATGCTCCAGCCATTGCGCCATAGATAGGTGAACCTTGTTGCACATTCCAAGTCCATTTGATTCCATCCCCAATCAATAAACATTCCTGTTGTGGTTTCTAAGTTGGTGCAATCAACAGCAGCCATGATGTTTATCTTATCGAAGTCTGAGTAAAACTCATTATTGATAGGAATGTAATTCATGCCTGGTGCAACATCATAAGTTCCTTGATCAAGTATCTTCCCATCCTGAGTCTGATAAATGAACCAGGGACAATTTGTCACGGTTACACTTCCTGCATTATAGACAAACAATTGCTTGATGCGCAGGCTTAGATACTTACTGCCTTGAATGCTTACAAATGCTCCTTTTAATATTGCCTCAGGAGCAACAGTCTGAATCTGTTGCCACTGCTGAACAAAGTTTTTACTTGTCTGAAATAGAACCTGATCAAGCTGCGCCTCTGCCGACTCAAATAAGGCAAGCTGAATGTCTCTCTTAATTCTCTGATAAGAGACAGCTTGTGCAGAGTTCCACATGCCTACATAAGAAGCTTGCTCAGGAGTGGCAATCTTCTCCAAGAGTTCAGAAGACATGCCAGGGTAATCATTAATGTATAACCCAGACAGAGGCGCATCAGTTGTGCAACCTTGTAATCCTATGTAATTCTGCAAGCAATTCATGGATGCAATTTAGTTAGTTATCTTGAGAAATTGCAGGTGTAGTAATTCTGAATATCTTATTGGTCAAGGCTACCCAAGCACCGAGTACTTGCCCAAGTATGAACATCAGCACGCTGTCAGATGCACTTACTTTCTCTACTTGATATAAGTACCCAGTGCCAAGAAGCATACCTACAAGGACAACAGAAGTGCAAGTGTAGGCATAGACTTGCATTCTCTTTGAATAAAGATGAGAACTCAAATGCCCGGGAACAGACCTTTGATTAGCCCTCCCACGAATTTGCCTCTTCTCTCCGCTTTGTCTGCTTTTTGTGCCTTGGACTGATTGCATGAATCCAAATATAAGACAGTCTTAGCCAATGCTTCATTCTGCTTGT